ATGAAGACCGTTTCCATGAACTGATGACGCAGTACGGTCTTGATTCGATCATCGCAGAAGGTGGCCGAAGCACAAAAGAATACATCGGTAACCTCATCAGTGGGAACGTCTCGTTGCAGCAGTTGGATACCCGGATCACAAGGGGAGTGGCAGCAGTTCTGGACGCCCCCGAAGAGGTGCTGCAACAGTTCGAACAGTGGTATGGGACAGAGGGTGAGAACGCCTTGTTGGCTTCCTACCTAGATCCCACAGCGGAACTCACGGATCTTGCGACAAAGGCTGGGGCTGCTATGGCTGGTGGCTTGGCAAAGAAATCTCTTGACGAGCAGGGTATTTCTCAGCAGATGGCGGAAGATATCGCTGATCTTGACTACTCCAACCAGCAACTCCAAGAGGCATATACCGCATTGGCGGGGCAGGCTTCGCTGTTCGCAGAACGTGCAGGCGAAGAGGACTTTAAGATTACAGATGAAGGTGTGTCAGCCGCACTTCAATTAGATAGCGATGTCATGGACAGAGTTAATCGTCGTAGACGAGAACGCGCGGCTGAGTTCGCAGGCGGTGGTGGTGCTATGGTATCTGGTACGCAAACAGGTTGGGGTGCAGCCAATGCCTAAGGTCGGCAAGAAGAAGTTTGCTTATACCAAGAAGGGCAAGGCTGCCGCGAAGAAGCACGCTAAGAAAACCGGAAAGAAGGTAAAGAGTGTTTACTAAGGATGTTCTTGAACGGGTAGCCGCTACCTTTATTCAGGCGTTCCTCGGTATCTTCGTTATCGGTGGTGACATTGGTAACGCTAAGGCCGCAGGGTTGGCTGGTGCTACGGCTGCGTTGAGTCTTGTCAAGGGTGTTGTCGCCTCTAGGTTTGGCGACGGGTCAGCGTCAGCGGCGTCGTAATGGCTAAGAAAAAGAAGAAGGTCGCTGGGAAGAAGCACACGGCACCACAGGAACGCCCATATAAAATGGATTACCCCTCCCGGCACATCCCGCTTTTCTCTGCATTTCAGGGAATCAAGAACACGCCGGGTAAGCGATACCAACCGGCTTCACAAACAAGAACATGGAAGTTCTGGGGATGACAGACGATGTGGTTGACCAACTAAAAAAGGTCCAAGTATCTAAACTTACTTTGGGTCTTGTTGGATCGATCATTGCTGTCAGTGCTGTAGTTACTTGGAATGCTGCTCAGGTCGCCAGCCGTATAGATCAGTTGGAGCATTCGGTAGCAGACATTGAGGTCGTTGATACCAGCAATCTTGTTACCAGCGCCCAGTTGTTAGCAGCCATTCAGGCTATTCCCGAAGTGGACCTGTCTGGTCTAGCCACTACTGACATGGTGGAATCTTTGGTGGCAATAGAGCAGGCCGCTTACGAGGATGTATCTGACGACCTTGAAGACCTACAGGCTTCGGTGGCCGCCCTGTTGCTTGACGCTGACAGGGAACCTGAGTGGGTAGACGAGATCGAAGCAATCGAAGAGTTCGCGGAGTATGTCCACCAGCGCCTAGAGGAAATCGGTTGGGAACTAGGTGATCTGTGGTGGCGTACCGATCTTGCAGAGCAGGCTTGCCGCACTAGGCAATGGTGTGATAACTGGTACGACGAGAACTGGTGAATAACGTAACCAAACTCATAGCAGGAATCACTGCGCTACTCGTTGCCATCGGCACGTTAGTCGGCACGATCACTATGACAATAGGTAAGAAGGACACACCAGCGGGTGTGACTATCGTTTTGAATAGCCCGGAAGCGTATGAAGCCTTCCTTTCCAACCATCCGGGTGCGCCGTAGTAGCAATCCCGTGTCTGGGTGTGCTAGTGTTACCTATGTAGGCCGCCTGTGACGCCTTAGGCCGGGTGTGTCGCTTACAACATAGCCGCTAGGGACTCCCACGCTCCTAGCGCGTACAAAGTGGAGGCCGATCCGGCTTGACAACCGGCGAGGTTCATACATAGTCCCACCACATAGACCCTCCTACTATGTGCGACACGGCAACGGAGAGACATCATGGATGACTACCCAGAAGATGACACTGGCGGGATCAAAGACTTGCGTGACGCCGCAGAACGTGGCAAGAAAGCAACGCAGGAACTTGATGCTATGAAACGCGAGATGGCGTTTCTAAAAGCCGGGGTCGATACAGATACGAAAGCAGGGAAACTTCTCTTCAAGGCTTACGACGGAGAACTGGAAACAGACCTCCTTCGTGCCGAAGCGGCGGAGTTAGGTATCCTTCGGGAAGCCTCAGCCCCGGTTCAGGAAATGTCTGACGATTCAGATCGTCAGGCAACTCAGGAACGACGGGCGCTTGCTGCAAACACGGTTCCACCTGAAAACCAGACAGAAAGCCCATACGAAGCAGGTCATCGTGAGTTCAAGACGATGATGGATGCGGGTCGTCCGAAGGAAGACTCCGCAGCCAGATTCATTCACACGGTGTTAGAAGCAGCGGGTGGGGCGGACCCTGATCCAAGGGTTCTTTCTGACAGGTAATGCCTACATATGTTTACCGATGTTCTGAGTGCCATGTTCAGTACGAACTGGTACAGCAGATAGCGGACAATCCCGACAAGGTTTGTCAGGATTGTGGAGAAGAAACTGCGAAGCGGATTCTCCAATCGCCAGCCTTAACGGCTGCTGCTGCACCTAGCAGGCAGAATAAGGTTCCTCCACCTCAGGCCGATCCGGTCTGGGAGAAGGGGATCGCTGGTGAAAGTAGGCGAGATGGATCCTTTGTTCCGTATCTGGACAAAGAGGGTGGTCGGATAGGTGTCAAAGATTTTGCCGATAATCGCAAAAAGTATGAGCGGATTCTGCGGAGGAAAAAGAACCAATCCACTTAACTACTTTAGGAGCGTGACACTATGGCTATCGTAGGCCATTCAGGCAGAGTCACTTCGTATGACTTAGCCGTCGGCATCAAGATCAGTATGGACGAGGCGATCTACATGATCTCGCCCATCGATTCGCCGCTTATCAATGGCATCGGGACTGACGGGCGACAGATTCTCGCTAGTTCTGGTGTCGATCAAACCACTTTCAAGTGGATGGACGAGGAACTTTTGCTTCCCCGTGCACAGATATCAGCAACGACGGGCGCTGGGGGAGCAGGCACTACAGAAATCACTGTCTCCACTGGTGATATCTTTAAGTTCCAGATTGGCGATCTTCTGAACAATGGTGCAGAAGATGAGGTTGCCAACGGGGCGATTAAGATTGTTACCGATATAACGACCGGTACGGGAGTTATTGAGGTAGAAGACTGGGCGAATGCCGCAGTCTGGCCTGTTCCAACAGCAGGCGACACAATCATTTGTGTCGGTACTGCGCTGGTTGAGGGTTCCGATCCGGGTACCGCCCGGACGGCTGACCGGACGATCCGCGAAAACTACACTCAGATTTTTGGCCCTACACCGGTCAACATGACGAGGACAGAACAGCAGATCACCCGGTATGGCGTGAACGACGAGTTTGCCAAGCAGTTGTATGGCAGGACCGTTGAGAACGTCATCACCCGTGAGCAGGCATACCTTTACGGTAAGCCAGTCGATGATGCAGCCGCCAAGCGCCGGTCAACCGGTGGCTTGATGAACTTCATCACCACTAACACGGATTCGACCAATAACTCTTTGGACGTAGCCGAGTTGCAGACCTTGATGCAGAAATGCTACAACGCAGGCGGTGTTCCCGATCTTCTGATCGCTAACCCGGCTTCGTTCGCGGATCTGAACGCCATCGAATCTAGCAGCCGGGTGCGTACCGTTATTGACGATCCGCGTCGTGGCCGTGTGCCGGTTACCTCTGTGTTCCATGAGTTTGGTGAGACACAGATGGTACGGAACCGTTGGTGCCATACTGAGACTGCTTTTGTGGTCAAAAAGGAAGGCATTCAGCGCCGTATTATCCAGCCTCTCATTGTTGAGGCGCTGGCTAAGACGGGCGACAGCGATTCAGTCATGATCGTCTGTGAGGAGGGCCTTCAGGTGAAGGGTGAGGCTCACATGGCGAGGTTCACTAACCTGACTGACTACACGGATACTCCGTAACCTTTATTAAAGTAGGTTTGTGGGGGGCAGCGGGATCTACCCCTGCCCTCCACTACCTACTAGGATCGGTCCATGCCTACTATTGCTGACGCCATTACGGATACGAAACGACTGTTAAATAGCAATACACGCACCGAATTGGATGCACTTGGAGCAGGTATAACTGCTGTTGAGTCTCCTATTACCCTGAAGCATGAGACCGACGGCATCCGTGCTGGTTCTTATATCTCCGTAAGTGAGAAGAATGGAACCACCAAGTTGCCCGAGACCATGTACGTTCATTCTCGCAACGGCGAGAGCGTGTATGTGGAGCGGGGGATGGACGGCAGCACGGCACAGGCTTGGGACGCAGACACTACGTTGATTGAAGTTGAGCCACGGTTCAGCGGCCATCAGATCCATCAGGCATTGATCAATTCTATTAATGCTTTGCCTGAGAATCTGTTCGCAGTAGCCACTACTGAGGTGGACTTCTCAACCTCCGCAAGCACCGCAGACGTTACATTTGAAAATAACAGTTTTACCCAGATTTTATCTGCGACACGAACAGCCCATGCAGGTGGAGACCGGCGACTCGGATTCAATGTGACAGTTCAGGAATACCCTGTCGGCACATTCAAACTGGTACGACGCGAAGGTATTGAGAAGGCAATAACCGTCAATCTGACGTATGC